AGCAACGAAACCTTGTCCTCATCCTGCGGAGGAACCCAGTCACACCCACGCCATTGCCTATGAACCATGTCATAAACAAGGACTTGAGACTTCTTGTTCCTCATGGAATTGAAGGCACGGATCGCTCGACCAAGCTCACAGGCGAGATTCGCCATTATGTAGGCCAGAACCTCGGACTTAGCCGGGTCGATGTCATGGCGTTGCGGGGGCGTCAGTCGGAACATCGACCGAAGCGTGGAACCATTGTCCAGATAACTCATAGCAAGAACAAATTGCGTCATGGACGATCCAGCGTCAAGATAAAGGAATGTTGATTTTGCAGTGCACCCCAAAGAGTTACCATAGCCACTACTACTCTCCCTAGAGGGAGATTCACACTCCCTCTACTAGGGAGTTAAAAACTGCTTACGCCGCAAGCTTTTCGGGGGCTTTGAAGGCCCCCACGCTGCGGCTGCAGTTTTTGAATGACCCTCTACTGATTACGAAGTATCAGGTGGTAGGTGGTGGTTGTGATGGATGGATATGGATGTCGATTGCTGGAGCTTGGATGGGTCTAGGAGCGCGTTTGATTGATGGATGGAGTGAAGACAGCGGAGAGGGGGTATCGCTGCTTAGAACAGGACCGCTTGGATTGGCCTACTCGACCGCATTGCTCCTTGCCGCTGCTCGCATGAACCAGTCGCACCTTGTCGTCGGACCACACAAGTTCATGACCGCATCGCAAACATATCTTAGAATTCGAATGCGCTCTGAGTTTGAATTGGTTTATCAACATCATACTTCTTGCTATCTCCTTTCGGGTAAGGCTCAACAGTGTATTTCAACGCGGCTTTCATCGCAGACACTTGCTTCTTGTTTCCATGAAAGAAGACGTATCGATGCTTGCGCGGACGATGCTTGAGATAAAATGCATCGCCATATTTCTCTCTCATCCATTCACCACGGTTCTCTTGACCGTAGCTCAAATCGGCAATCGTCTGCCCATGCAGATGCTCCATGCCTTTGATCGCCCAATCCGTTCGCTTCGCGCTCAGTCCCGTGTAAAGGAAGTTAGTCGCTTGATACACATACCCAACATGACCCCGATCAATGTCCGCGTAGCTGACCACGATCGTAGGTTTTGGAAGCATTCGGATCGAACGCCCAACCAGTAAACTTGCAATATTGCGCGTGTTCTCACAGCAAAGACGGTTCAGTTCCAAAACTTTGTCCTCGTAATCCTTTCCGGCAATACCCAAGCGCAAGGGGGAACTTGATGGCGTTCCGTAAGTAACCACACCGATCATTAGGCCGGCTCGATACGCTCCAAACGCATAGGAAACAGGGCAACTCCGCTTCGCATAGTGCCGCTCCAGTATCCAAGGCTCCGCTTCATGCGATGGAATCAGGACCACATTCACCTCGTTTTCAGTGTTCGTTGCCATCACGCCGCATAACCTACCGCACCATGATCCACCTCGTCAAGGGGTAATCTTTCATGGCATGGAGAAATCCCTGTACCCCGATTCCCGATTCTGGATTTCCGAATTCCGAAATCCGTATGGCGTATGGAGAATCCCGAATACCGCACCATGAGATCGCGGGGCTGGGGGGCGCACATGAGGGGCACATGAGCGGGCGACGGGGGGTCGGACACGGGATGTCCTATGCCAATAACGGGGTGTGACATTCGATGTCCTAGGGGGGATCCTGGCGGGCTAGTGTCAAATCGAAAGTGACCAGTGACCAGTGACCAGTGACAAGGAAGGAAGGAAGGAACCCACACACTAGGCTTGGATTGGCCAACTAGGAAGACAAGCGGCAAGCGGGCCTAGGAAGGAAGGAAGGCGGGCGTCGGGTGTCCACACCCTCTGGGCAAAGAAAAGACCCACAGGGGGTTCCTGTGGGCCGTGGTGAATGGCTTGGGATTTACTTACAGTTCCCGGCTAGGGCTGAGAGAATGAGAAGCAAGGTGAACAAGAGACACAGGGCTAAATAGCCTAGGACACGAAGTAAGGGCTTCACAGCTTGCCTTTCTCACGGGCCACGCGTCCGCCGAATCGCTTGGCCAGTCGGAGCGCATCACGCTTGGCATTTCGACCTTGAAACGTGTACTCGCTTCGACCGTAAAAAGCGGTCCAGTAAACTTTCACAGCTTCCTCCCATCGATGACCTCGAGGCGCAAGCCAAGATCCGACAGCTTGCTTTCGATACTCGGGCGCACTCGGTCTGCGCACTCGGCGCAGAAGACCTTAATCGAAACGTACTTGTCCCCTTTGCAGGCGGAGAACTCCGCGGCACGTTTCCAATCCAAGATGACCCCGCACTCGGGAATCGAACAAAAGATGGCGCGGCCCACAGAGAACTTGAAGGCGTCCCGTTGAATGGTTTCTTTCATGAGGTTCAAAATTGCTGAATGACGATGCCACCGTCAAAAGTCACGACTTGGGTTTGCTCGTAAAGCCAATCAAGCGCGGCTTCTTCGGTGTCGCTTTCGTTGCCTTTGAATCCAAAGTCGTTCGCGGCTTTCAGCGCGGACGGGTACTCCGCCCACCCGCAGCAAATCCCGATCGGATCAAGGGTGATTTCTGTGTCCGTGTCTTCCTCAAATTGCTCGAAATGCTCAAACAAGGCGCGTAGGGCGTCGGGGGAAAACTGCGTCCCTCGCCCGCAGGCACGAAATGCGTCGGTAAATGCGTACTGTGTGACAATTATTTTCATGTGGTTTGTATGGGCATCAATTGCCCGCAGAACCCACGGGTTCCCCCATGGATCCTCCGGAAAATTCAGGCTTCGATGAAATGCGTGGCACCGGATCCGTGGGGTGGAATGTGGACAGACTCGAGACCCCCGCGAGCACCCGCGCACAGCAGGCACACAGCACAGGGAGTACCGTCGCGATCGGACGCGCACAGGTTTTCCCCCACACTAGCTTCGGAACCCACGCGAAAAGTACTCCACCCGAGTGAACGAGCGATCACGAGTTCCGCGATGCTGTCCACACTGGCCATCAAAAGCGAACGCCACCCTTGCAAAGAGGGTTTTCTCCACTGGTGTGTGTAGCCTGTGTGACCGCTTGCAACGCCCGCGATGGAAAGCGCAAGGCTGATGGGAATGTGGATTGGATCACCATACGCGCCGAAACGGACTTTCCTTCCGGTGAAAACCTCGAGACTACGCAAGGGCGCATAGTTTCCGGCTTTCCAAGCCCGCCAGATTCCCTGTGGGGCCTGGCCGGGGTTTACGTAACAAGTCCTTTCCACACCGAAGCGACCGTTTTCTTCGTGACCGCGATGGACACAAGATCCACAGATTAGGCGATCCAAGCCCGTGCGGATTGCTTCGGTGGGGGAGACTGCTTTGACTAGGATCCAAATTTGAATCATGTCGCCCGTTTTCCGGTTATCGGAGGGGGTTTCAAACCCGGTGGCGATGATCACTCGGGCGTGATCTTCGTGGAGAATGAATCCGTTCACAGGGAACCCCCGAGGCTTTCGATTAAAGCGACAATGGCCATAAGGGCGATAAATCCGAGGGCCGCAAGCGGGCCGTGGAAGCGGGGGTGAATGCGTAGTTTCATGGGATTAGCGGGCTGATGATTGAAGGGCGAGTTCAATTTCCATCTGCAATTCTCCACAGATGCCGCGGCCGTCGGAGTCTGTGATGCGGTACCATACGTAGGAACCGGGTGAGTTCCGGTGGAGTCGCTTCGCGTGGGCGATGCGGGCTTTGATCGCGGCCGCGACCGTACGGTGGCGGGAAATGAGGGTGGAATTGAAGTGATCGAGGAGGAGTATCATGATGCTTTGGATGCTCCGGGAATCGGAGCGCACGCAAAGGAGATCACCCTTTCGCACATGCGTCAACAAAAGAGGTAAATAAAATAAATCCGAGGTAAAGGGGGTGGATGAAAGCGAAAGCGGGGGTTGTCCTAGAGAAGGTGAGGCTGAGGGCGAAGCCGACGAAGGGCACCAAAATGGTCCTGTCACCCGATACAAAAAACAAGGCGATGGAAGCTGCGCGATATGGCATGCCGCTCGAACGCATCGCGATGCTCTGCGGGTTTTCATCAAGCGAGACACAATGGGCGCGGTGGATCAACGCTAACCCGGCTTTCCGGAAAGAGCTTGATCAAGCCAGGGCAGAGGGTGAATTGCTGCTTCAAAGGAAGATCATGAGCGGCGAAGCCAATTGGCAAGCGGCGGGGTGGATGCTCGAACGTACCCGTGGATACGTTGCCCGCGCATCGCTCGAGCATACTGGTAAAGGTGGTAAGGAACTATCAGTTAGTGGCAATTTACTTGGCGCATTCGGTGGGCAATCTAAATAGGATAGGCAATAGCAATAGCGGTATACGGATGGCGGATATGGTAATAGGACGACGGGGGCGGGGGACCACCCAGCAGGGGGGTGGGTGATACCTTATACCCCCCATCCGCACCCAACCCAATTTTATGAGTGTCAAGCAAATTAAACGGAAGAAATCCCCTTCACTGGGAATGGGTTCGCATATCCCTGCATGGAAGCAGCGTAAGCTCCTGGAGGAGGCACAACATTTGGCCAACTTCCCTAAGATGATGTTGGGGCTTCGCGATACCTATCCTTGGCAGGAGAAGGTGCTGG